AAATATACTGTATCAGGTACACCAGATATGGTAAATCCAGTACTCTTAATATTTAACCCTTCACTCTTAACATTAAATCTATTACCAAAACAAATTTCATATTGAACGAATTGATTAAGAAGTGCGTTTAAATTTCTTCTAATTCGAATTTTAGTGATATTTGATGTTATTGAATCTTCAATATTATCAATTACACTTAAAACTTTACTATACTTGAATCTACCACCAAATTTATTAATTTCTATTGATTGTGAATAAGTAGTAAGTCCTTGTGTAACTCTAGTTTTCAATTCAGATATATTTTTGACCTTTGATGAGTCATAATAAATGAATGAATCCAATTCTATGTGAAGAACCTTTAGATCAATTATTTTTTGATTAATTCCAGTCAATGTATAATTTTTTAAATCCGATAATATTTGTGTTTTATCAAAATCTGAAACAAAATCACCATTTTTTGGTTTTATCGTTATAAAAACCGTTCCAAATTGAGGTGGATCAGTTTCCTCACCTCCAACTACAGAAACACTCTCTGTATTTGGATAAATTTGTGGGATAATTGCCTCGTAATCCCTTGCTGTAACCGCCCTGTACTGCGATGAGTAAAGTCTAGGTGCAAAATACTTAATAGAGTCAATTGACTCTATATCTGACCCGTTAGAGGCAGCATTTATCTTGTTGATAGTAGGTGTTGAATTTAAACTAACCAATGCATTATTATCATTTGTGATAGTTCCTGTAAATGAAAATCTTTCTGGGCCATTTCCATCTTTTCCATCAGTAATAATGTAACTTACATCTATTGTTTTACCATTTTCAATTTTTCTACCAAAAATGCCATCACCAAACAAAAGTTCGTATTTTTCATCTTGAACTTCTTGTATTAAGAAGGTAGTTGATGTTGGTTTGATGTTTAAAATATTATCAACCTTATTAAATAAGATTCCTTTATCTTGTGTATTGTCACTATCTCTCACATATACAATAATAGTGGAAGTATCAATTGAAGGGTTGTCTAAAATGAATCTTTGGTCTAATGATCCATCAACTGTAAATGTTTTTCTAACAAAAGTACCTTGAAGAACATCAATTGAGTCAAAACTTGCTTTATATCCAGTTTTTACACCGTTTGAGTCAAATAATTCTTCTGTTATAGTTGTTGTTATATCCTCTCCTATTGAAAATGTATATGTAATATCATTACTACTACCAATACACACTAATCCTGCGTTCAAAGTCACTGTAGATATGTCTGGTGATGTATCATCTACTTGTATATCAAAAGATATGGTTGCTTTTGCTGCAGTTTTTGATCTTGGGACATATCCAATGTTCCTTGCGAGTGAAACTACATTTTCTCTTACAGTTGCAGAGTCTAAAAATGACTCATTCACAACCATGTTTGAATTAAATGCTGTAATATACGTATTATATGCTAGAGTATCAATTAAAACTGAAAAATTAGACCCTTCAAAGTCAAAATCAGTAAAATCTGAGTTTGTTCGAAGGTAATCTTTGATCGAAGTCTTAATTTGGTCAAAGTCTAAGTTTGAAAATTTAGTAAAAGGCATATTATCTAGTGGCTTCTAATATGAACTGGAATTCTTGAGCAGGGAACTGTTGTCCTATGATGTCAAAGAAGATATTTACTTCAAATTCGTTCCTATCAGGTCTTGGATTCACTTCAACATTCAAATTTTCAATTCTAGGTTCGAAATTATCAATGGCAATTTCAATTTGATTCTGTATATTGGATGCTGTACCAAAATCACAGAAGTCAAATAGACTTGATCGTATGTCAGTTCCAAGAATAGGGTTAAAAAACCTCTCTCTAGGAATAGTTTCGACTAAATTCCTTACAGATCTCTTAATCGCATTCGCATTTTTGATAACTGTGAGGTCTCCTGTTACAGGATGTGGTTTAAATGATAAGCTAATATCCTTAAATGACCTAGATATCCTAGTTTTCATTCAATTTAGTAAACAGTTTGCTAGATTTATTTATACTTGTTACAATAATTCTTTATTTATACTAAAAAATCGCCAATTTTGGCGATTTTGTGTGAATTTAACCTAATTCTGGTTCAATATTCAGTTCAACAGTGGGACCGTTTCTCTCTTTTGCCGTTTTCCAGAAATAATTCTCTTCAGAACCGAGTCCATCACGGTCATGTCCGTTCTCAACTTGGTAATAAACAGTCGAAACCTTAAAATCGGGCACTTTTGGTGTCTCAGGTGTGATACTGTTGTCATAAATTCTCATTCTGTTGTTTGGATAGAGACAAAATTGCCCATTATCGAGTTCTAAGAGGTTATGAGACTTGTGTTCAGCGGGTTGTTCGCTTGTTGAATAGTCAATTGCGTCCACAGCTGAGTGATAATTGTCCAAAGTACAGATATAAGTGCCTGTTTGATTGCCAAAATCCCTTGTCATCACTTCATAGTGCATACTTCCAATGAATTGTTTCTGTACAGCAACGACTCCATAGTCCATACAGTTCCAAAATTGAAGATTATGGAGTGTCATATCGGGGTCTGGTATCTCTGGGGACGAAAGAAATGCAGAAATTGGCAATTTATCGAACATTGCAGCGTATTCTGGTAGATAAGTTTCAAAATAAAATGCTCGACCAGGTATACTTTTAGCAGATACCCACACTCCTTTGACAAATTCACCATGACCACTCTTATGATCGGTCAAATATTCTTTTCTCACCCATACTTCATAGGATGGTAAGTTAGTAATTAAGGTAGACATTAGCTATGATGATAAACTTCAACGTAAGATTGGCATTTGGGGCAAGTAAAAGTGGAGAAAAAGTCATACTCAGACTCTTCTCCATCATTTATATCTTCCATGTCATGATCAGCACCCCAAATCAATTCAGTTCCGCAGTGCCAACAGTTCATCTTCCTTGCCCTCTGTATCTTTTACGAGGCGAGTTACGCGATGTTGCGGAATATTTGCTATGCTTTCCGTTTCCTTGACGAGTTTTTTTCGGTCTTGTCTCTACAAACAGGTTGCCTGTAAGACTGCTTTTCATTTTTGCCATAATTAATCTGATGTAATTTCTGTACGAATTTCAGAAGGACTTGGTGATCCTGTCTGATAGTATTCTATTATTAGGTTGTCCATAATATCAAAGAACTCATGCTCTAAGAGATCTGAATATTTACATTCGTCTCGTATGTAGATACTATATCTGTCTGACATTTAGATAACTCTTGTTTTTTCGTGTCCTACACGTATACGTGGATCGCACCATATCTCAAAACCTGCTTCTTTTGCATCTAGGCAGAATGAGACATCCTCTCCACACATATCCTGTACTTCACCAGATTCGAATACCTGCATCTTAGGTGCGAACCATGGATACTTCATTTCTTCATGTTCGAATACACCTTTCTTAATGAGCAACCATCCGAAACCTGTATAGTCTACTGTAAATGGTTTTTTACGTTTGGATATGCTATCGATAGTTTCGTGGTTCATTACACCACCATTGCTACGAAAATCTTCCTCATCTAACCAATGTGCTACAGATGTAGTTTTACCATCTTCGGTACAATACCATCCACCTGCAATATCTTTATCCATTAACACAAGTTGAAAGAATTTTTCTGAATTGAACACAATGTCAGAGTCTATCCACAATTGATAGTCATAGTTTAACTTACCATCCCATGGTAATTGATCTGGTCCTCGAAGTACATTTGCTCCTAGACACTTACATCTGGCAAAGTTTACCATTGATGAATAGTCCTGTGATATTTGTATACTTGCTCCTGCCTGTACAAGATCGAAACACAACTGTACAAATGATTTTAGATACGTATATGAAACTCCCCTACCTGGCAAACAAAATACAACAGACTTTCCTTTTAACAATTCTTTTGCTTTATTATAATCCCACTCTGGTTTCTTATCATTTTTCTTCGCGGGTGCCTTTGCTTTTACTGTAAATCCTTTAGCCATAATGTTTTGTAATTACATTCATATCATACAATATTATATAGCGTATGTCAATAAGAGGATTCTTCGTATGTTTCTATTGGGTTTTCCGTAACTTCTGTGTAGGTTAACTCATCTCTCCAGTAAGATGTATATATTCGATTCCATATAATATCAAACTCTTCTTGATTTAAATTTTTAAATAGACACTTTTCATTCAAATAAACGTGGTATGATTTTGTTTGAACTTTAGTCATTTGCCTCCGTGATGAGAATGTCTCCGTTTTCTATATTCCATTTTAACACAAGATCCTCATACCAGTCAAACTCATTGACGATTTCCTCAGGGATTGTAATATGATACCTGTCTGTAACTGGATCAATCTCTACAGTCGAAAAAATATTTTCGAAATTTTTTTTCATTAAATGAACCTTCACACTTGATTTTATATAGCGAAAAAAAAATTTATAGATCTTGATATCGAAAGGTCGAAATGGGTCGTTTATAGCTTAGGGACTCTATCGTTTTTTATATACGGGGGCATCAACCCCCATATAACTGCTGCATCACGAACGAATGATATTAAAGTTATAATGACTGAAGACCCAACGGTTCACCAATTTATAAGTGCCATGCTCACCTGTCATCACATACCCTTCACCGTCTACGTATTCATTACCTAAGAAGCAATCGCATTTGAAGTTATCCCTCATGAGTTTCATATATTCGGTTTTGATGTTCTCAACCAAGCACCACAAGCGAACCAACTGATAGTTCGCGAACTCCTCTGCGATCACCTCATCACCGTCACGAATGTATGCGTTGAGATCCTTCTTTAATAACGCTGCTTCCTTTGGGGTGGCAAAGTCAACCAGTGTTGCCATCTGACGAGCGAACCCAACCATTGTCTTTATATTCATAGTTGCACCATACTGACTGATCCACGCATCAGGTTGAATGAAGTCTGCACCCTCACCACCCAAGAGAACGAACGTTAAGGCATTTGCTTCCATGTCCTTGAGAGTGTTCCCCGTGTAGTAAGTATGCGGAGCAACGACGATTCCCTTATTCATCACCCGATCAAACGTGTAACTAATCGCATTGGGTTTGTAATCACGGTAACCACCGAACCCGATGAAATCACCTTGAAACACTTGAAACGGAACATTATCCTTACGGGGTAGACAGTGCAAGCAACGAATCAGGATCGACTGTAACTCAAAGTCAGGGTGATTCCTGCATATGTCCTCAACCGTGTAATTCACCTTCGGGGTCTTCTTATTAAATACGGACTTCGTGCCAACGAAAAATTTACCATTATCTGGGTTAGTTCCCCAAACGATTGCGGGTGATCCATCAATCTTAACTGAATAGTCGTTTGGTGATAGGAACGCATCTAATACGGAGAGGTCACCAGTTAGAATGGTGTCCTCTGGATGCTCAAGGTGAAGTCTTTTCATTACGCATACCTCCCTGCTGGATGTGGGTTAGATGGTGTACAACCGAACGATCCGAAAAATGCATTGAGCATTATAAGGTTAAGGTCTGGGTCGTCAAAGTCAACTCCGCATATGTGGTCAACTCCCCATTCTTGGATTTCATCTACGAATGTTTGGAAGTCTTCGCAAAGAAAGGCAACGTCATAGAACCTTTCAACTTTTTTGATTCTGTCAATGAGTCTTTCTGTTTTTGTCATTTTACTTGCCTCCGTTGAAATGATTAATTAATGTGTCTGTGTTTTTGTCCTGTTTTTGGATCAACTCATCACACATTTTGATGAGTCTTCTGAGTTCTTCAACGTCTTTGTCGAATTGCTTTGTAGTGTACATAAGGTGGGAACTCCTTTGCTTATACTAATATTATAATACCCCACTCTCACGAATGGGGTATTAGATGTGACAGTAATTAAACTGTCATACCTGATGTGAAAAGTCTTTTTGAACCGTCTAAACTGTCGGTGATGTACCAAGTCCAATCGTTTTGAAAGATACGCATGCTAGGCACGAACTCATCAAGTAACGCATTAAGTCTTGATTTGGTGGTGTTTGACTGCCACCCGCCATCTTTCAAAGTTAACTCATGAGTTGCTGTATCTAAAGATGCAATGTGGTTTCCGTGTAGGTAAACGTCAACTGACTCTCTGAAAGCACGAACTGTAGTATTACCAGATGAGAAGTTCTTTCTGTATCTGATTGCTGAGTTCATCATCATTTCAATTTTACGCATGT